TCGGCTTTAAGACTCGTTATGGTATCGTTGCAAACCCATTTGCTGAAGGTACTACTGAGAGTCTTGGTAGACTTAAGGTTAACACAAACAGATACTACAGAAGAGTTACTGTTAAGAACCTTATGTAATTTACGAATTACATATTTTCTAAGAGGGTGCTTGACACCCTCTTTTTTTATGTTATAATTTATTTGTAATATACACATACAAAAAATGAAAGTTACTGAAAAATTTGGAATTGTTAGTTTTGTTGCAGATCAATATTTGCATGAAGCAATACGTAGCATTGATTCCCGTTTTGGCACTGGATATGCAAAAAAGAATCCAAACCTTGTTTCTTCTATGATGTCAATTATGGATAATACATCAGGAAGAAATGATGGGAACATTGCAGAGTATAGATAATCTAGTTTGATATAGATCAAAGGGAAGTTAACAAACTTCCCTTTTTTTGTGTATAAATACTCATATGAGAGATAAAAAAGCAGCTAAAAAGATAATTAAAATTGCAAAATGTTGTCCAGAGTATTACACAGAAGCAGAAGTAACTTACGCAAAAATTATTAAAAAACAAATTAAGCATCTTGAAAAAGATTCTAAATAGTTAAAAAACTGATGAAGCATTTTCGCAAATTTATGGAGGAGGTAGACTCTGCTGATGAAAAATCAAAGGAGAACAGGTCTGAAACCGCTAAAAAAAGATTTGAAACACAGAAAATAAAAGCAAGAAGTGAATTAGAATCAACTAGAGAAAAGATAAAAGATTCAGGAAAAAGATCTACATCCATATTTAATAAGCATCAATCAGTTAAATTAAATAAAAGTCAAGGTCAATTACCAAGTTTTAGTAAAAAGGAGAATAATTAATGCCTTATCACATTAAAAAACAAAGCAAATTAGGATCTGCAGTTCCAACTAGTGGTAATGAATATTATGCAGGTAATAACCATTGGACAAATGAATATAGTAAAAGATTAATATATGAAAATGAAGCAGATGCAATTGCTCAAAAGGCAACAACTGTAACTCGAACCATAGGTGGTGCATCATATACATATCAACCTGATTGGTGGAAAAATTGCACAATAGTAAGTGAATAATTATGGCAAGAATTTATTCAAACCAGATAGAGAATCGTAATTTTTTATCTCCAATTGGATTTAAATTTACATTATCAAAAACACCAAAGGTAACATTCTTTTCAAATTCAAGTCGTATTCCTGAGATATCTCTTGGCACAGCGTTACAACCAAGTTACTTAAAAGATATTGATATACCTGGTGATAAGTTACAGTATGGTGAATTTTCTCTTCGATTCTTAGTTGATGAAAATTTAGAAAACTATATGGCAATACATAATTGGTTGACAGGACTTGGATATCCAGAAACAACAGAACAGTTTAAAAAGGCAACAACAGACACAGAAGGATTGAGAGATAAAGAAATAGTTTTTAGTGATGGTAATCTACACATACTGAATAGTAATTTCAATACAACAGCAATTGTCAAGTTCTTTGATTTATTTCCAATTAGTCTATCTTCATTAGAGTTTGAGGCAACAGATACAGATGTCAATTACTTTACAGCAGATGCAATTTTTAAGTATACAGTGTATAATATAGTTAAACCCGACGGAAGAACTCCTTTATGAATCTTGATGAAATTCAGGAGATGTGGGAGCGTGATGCAACTATTGATCCTGATAACCTACATGATGAGTCACTAAAAATACCTCAGTTACATGCAAAGTATTATACTGTCTATAATACCATTACTTTGATGCGCGAGAAAGCAAAAGATCAAAAAGCAAAGATTAAATTAGAAAGATATAATTACTACACAGGAAAGGCAGATCCTAAAGTTTATGAAGAAGAACCATTTCCGTATAAGGTTAGAGAAAAGGATGCCATACAGAGGCATCTAGATGCTGATGAGAGGTTAACTAAGATAGATTTAAAGATAAGATACTATGATACAACTCTCAAGTTTCTGGAAGAAATAATACGCATCATATCAAATCGTACTTATCAGATTAAAAATGCCATCGAATGGCATCGTTTTCAGTCTGGATTTACCTAACTAAATAAAATCAGATGAGCATATTTTATGTCACATTTGGTTATATCAAAAAAGAATGAGGTTTACCTTAAGATAAATTCAGAACCTCATATTTACTATGAGTTATCTGATCAATTTACTTTTGATATTCCAAATGCAAAATTTTCCCCTGCATATAAAAAGAAATTTTGGGATGGTAAAATAAGATTATTTAATACACAGAAGGGAGAAATATACGTAGGATTATTAGATCGAATTATACAATTCTGTAAGGATCATAGTTATACATACGAATTTTTGGAGAGCGAATACTATGGACTTCCCTTTGAGGTAAATGATTTTATCTCATTAGAGGGTGTTAAAGATTATATAAATTCAATATCTAAATATCGACCCAGAGATTATCAGATAGATGGAGTATACGACGCCTTAAGACATAATAGAAAATTATTGATATCTCCGACTGCATCAGGAAAGTCTCTGATGATATATTCGATTGTGAGATACTATGTTGGTAACGAGAAAAATATTTTGATAGTCGTTCCGACGACATCGTTAGTAGAACAGATGTATAAAGATTTCGCAGATTATGGTTGGGACGTTGGTTCATTTTGCCATAAAATTTATGCTGGTAAAGAAAGAGAGACAGACTCTCAGGTCATTATTACGACTTGGCAATCAATCTACAAACTCCCCAGAAAGTATTTTGAGAGATTCTCTGTAGTAATTGGGGATGAGGCTCATCAATTTAAATCAAAGTCATTAATATCTATAATGACTAAACTTGATAACGTTAAGTATCGTTACGGATTTACAGGTACATTAGACGGAAGTGAGACTCATAAATGGGTTCTTGAGGGATTGTTCGGACCTTCCTATAAGATCATTAAAACTGACGAGCTCATGAAGAAAGGGCATTTGGCTAAACTGGACATCAACGTGCTTCTATTGAAACACCCACCGAATAAATTTGAAACTTTTGAAGAGGAAGTACAGTACATTATTGGACATCATAAACGAAATAATTTTATCAAAAACCTTGCACTTGATCTCAAAGGTAATACTTTGATATTATTTGCAAGAGTTGAGAAGCATGGAGAACCTCTTTACAATTTGATAAATAGTAACAACATTATTGAAGATCGAAATGTCTTTTTTATTCATGGTGGAGTGGAAACCGAAGACAGGGAAAAAGTTCGAGAAATCACTGAGAAAGAGAATAATGCTATTATCGTTGCCTCGTACGGGACTTTTTCCACTGGGATTAACATCAAAAATTTACATAATGTAATTTTTGCTTCCCCATCTAAATCAAGAATAAGAAATCTTCAATCGATTGGAAGAGTTCTTCGTAAAGGTAACCAAAAAACAAAAGCTACCTTATATGATATTGCTGATGATATTAGTTATAAATCTCGAAAAAATTATACCCTCAATCACTTAATTGAAAGAATTAAAATTTATAATGAAGAAAATTTTGATTATGATATAGTTAACATACCACTTAAAAAATAATGGAAGATGAATTTTATGCAATTATTAAACTAGTTTCAGGAGAGGAAATCTTCTCATTAGTTCTTATCGATAATTTTCAAGATGAAAATACTATAATTGCTCTCCAAAAACCTGTTGTAATGTGGTCAAACACAACTCCAAATGGAACTTTTATAAAAGTTAAGCCATGGATAGAATTGACTGATGAAGATATTTTTATGATTCATCTCGATAAAGTAATTACCATGACAGAATCAAAAGATAAAAAATTAATTAACTTATATAATCATTATATAAATGAAGATATGAATTTATCTAAAGAAAGTGGTATTATAAAACCTAATTATGAAATGGGTTATATTTCTACAGTTGATGAGGCTCGTAAAAAACTTGAAGAAGTCTTTAAGCTTAATCAAGAAACTTAACTATCTTATATCCCCTTCAACCCTTACAGAGTTATTGTACACATATTTACACTACTTGTCAAGTAATCAAAATATGTTATAATATTATTATGGAAAAAGATAAATGTTATGCCTAGAAAAAAATCCGAACACTATGTAAATAATAAGGAGTTATTACAGGCTATAACTGTTTATAGAGGAAAGGCATTACTTGCAAAAGCAGCATATCTTAAGAAGCATGGTATAGATCCACCCAAGTCAGGACCATGGGAGGGTAAACCACCCATATCAAATTATCTTGGTTCTTGTTTCTTGAAGATTGCAACACACTTGTCGTATAAACCGAACTTTGTAAATTATATGTTTCGTGAGGATATGATCTCTGATGGGATTGAAAATTGTGTTCAGTATATACACAATTTTGATCCTGAGAAATCAAAGAATCCTTTTGCTTATTTTACGCAGGTAATACATTATGCGTTTCTTAGACGTATTCAAAAAGAAAAGAAACAATTAGATATTAAAACAAAGATTATTGAAAGAAGTGGATTTGATGAAGTCATGGCAGTTGACGAAAATGCGATGTCAGGAACTAGTTCCGATTTTAATACTATTAAAGATAATATTCAGTATCGTAATAATAATCGATGAAAGTTGCTATAATTACAGATACCCACTACGGTGCACGTAAGGGGTCTACATCTCTTCATGAGTATTTTCAGTTATTCTATGATAAAGTATTCTTTCCTACCTTAGAAAAGGAGGGCATAGATACCATAATTCATATGGGAGATATATTTGATAGTCGTAAATCAATTGATTATCAGAGTTTAGAGTGGTCAAAGAAAGTTGTCTTTGAACCAATGAGAAAGTATAAAGTGTATGCAATTACTGGAAATCATGATTGTTATTACAAAAATACTAATTATGTAAACTCACCAGAACTTTTGTTAAACGACTATTCAAACATATTAACTTTTTCGAAAGCAACTGAAATTAATGTAGATGGATTAAATATTCTCCTTTTACCTTGGATTAATTCTGAAAATTATGAGCATACAACTAATCTAATCAATGAAACCAAAAGTAAGGTAGCAATGGGACATTTAGAATTAAATGGATTTAGAGCTACTCGTGGTCATATGATGGAAAATGGAATGAATATTGATATTCTTGATAAGTTTGATGTGGTTTATTCTGGACATTTTCACACTCGTTCAACGAATGGTAAAATACATTATTTGGGAAATCCATATGAGATGTATTGGAATGATGTAAATGATACAAGAGGATTTCATATATTTGATACGGATACCCTCATTCATACTCCAGTTAACAATCCTTATAAATTATTCTATAATGTATATTATGATGATAGTAATTATAAATTATTTAATACGACTGAATATAAAAATAAAATTGTTAAATTAATTGTTCGTAAAAAATCTGATCCTAAAAATTTTGAGAAATTTATTGATAAACTCTATTCTTCTGGTATACAAGATTTAAAAATAATCGAAAACTTTGTTCTTGAGGAAAGTGAAAGTTTTGAAATTGAAGAAGAAGAGAGTACAATCTCAATCTTAAATCGTTATATTGATGAATCTGATATTGAATTTGATAAAAATATTGTCAAAAATATATTTCAAGATTTGTACAAAGAAGCCTGCGAGGTAGAGTAATGTATCTTCTAACACTTAAAAATAAAAGAGAGGAGGGTGTATATGCTGTTGATGATCAGTATGGAAATTTAGTTTTATTTTTATTTGAGGAGGAGGATGATGCAAATCGATATGCTATGATGTTAGAGGAGGATGAAGATAAAAAAATGGTTGTCATTGAAATAGATGATGACCTCGCATTGAAAACATGCAAAGCACACAATTACAAGTATGCCGTAATTACTTCTGATGACATTATTGTTCCACCAAGACATAAACAATGATAACTTTTAAAACTATAAAATGGAAAAATTTTCTTTCGACTGGTGATCACTGGAACGAAATAAATTTTTTAGAAAAAAATACAAATTTAATAATTGGTACAAATGGTTCTGGTAAATCTACGATGTTAGATGCTCTGACCTTTGCTTTGTTTAACAAACCTTTTCGTAAGATAAACAAATCACAGTTAATGAATACTGTGAATGAAAAAGATTGTCTTGTTGAACTTGAGTTCTCCGTTAATAGTCGTGACTATATTGTTCGAAGAGGAATGAAACCAAATATTTTTGATATTGAAGTTAATGGTAACCAAATGCATCGACAAGCGGATGATCGATCAAATCAAAAAATACTTGAAGAGAATATATTAAAGGTTAATTACAAGTCATTTACACAAATTGTTATACTTGGTAGTAGTACATTTGTTCCATTTATGCAGTTAAGTGGATCAAATCGAAGAGATGTGATAGAGGATCTTTTAGATATACGTATTTTTTCGGCAATGAATAGTTTAATAAAAGATAAAATTAGAGTTAAGAAGGAAAAAATTAGGTCTCTTGACTTAAAAAAAGATAATTTGAAAGATAAAATGACGATGCAAAATAATTTTATCAAAGAATTAGAGGAGAGAGGTAAAAATGATATTACAACCAGTAAAGATAAGATTGATGGTTTAATTACTGAAAATGATAAGTATGTTACAACTAATGAAGCACTTGAGCATGAGGTTTCTGACCTAATAAAGACTCAAGGAAAGATGACAGGTGCAGGTAAAAAGTTACTAAAGCTTAACAATCTAAAGGGTAAATTATCTAATAAGGTAACAACTCTTACCAAAGAACATAAGTTCTTTAAGGATAATGTATCATGCCCTACATGCACCCAACCAATAGAGGAAGAGTTTCGATTAAATAGAATTACTGACGTTCAAACTAAAGCTAAGGAACTCAAGAAAGGTTATAAAGACCTTGAAGAGACTATCAAAAAAGAGCAAAACCGAGAACGTCAGTTTCAACAATTATCAAAGGAGATTACTAAACTCAATAATGAAATTTCTCAAAATAACACTCGCATCTCTTCTAATCAAAGACAGATCAGAGATCTTGAATCAGAAATTCAAATTACTACCGAGCAATTTAAAAACAAAAATACTGAGCATGAAAAACTAAAAGAGTTTAAAGACAATCTTAAAAATACAATTGATGAACTTTCGGTTCATCGAGAAGACATAAATCACCACGACTTTGCATATTCCCTACTCAAAGACGATGGTGTTAAAACAAAAATTATAAAAAAATATCTACCATTTATCAATCAACAGGTAAATCGATACCTACAGTTGATGGATTTCTATATCAATTTTACTTTAGATGAAGAGTTTAGGGAGACTGTAAAATCTCCTATCCATGAAGACTTCTCTTATGCATCCTTTAGTGAGGGTGAAAAGATGAGAATTGATTTAGCACTTTTGTTTACTTGGAGAGAAGTTGCAAGAGTTAAAAATTCTGTCAACACAAATCTGTTAATTATGGACGAAGTATTTGATTCATCTCTTGATGGATTTGGAACAGATGAATTTCTTAAAATTATTCGTTACATCATAAAAGGTGCTAATATTTTTGTGATATCACATAAGTCTGACTTAAATGACAAGTTTGAAAATGTGATACAGTTTGATAAAATTAAAGGGTTCTCTAAAATAGTAAAGGAATGAACACACCTAACTGGCAGCATCACTCCAAGAAGGAGAAGAAACGAAAACTTAAACCTCAAGCTCTACGTTCTGCAAGAGAAAGACGTAGACAGTTATTAAAGTGTCTACTTAACCCTGTTAATCGCAGGGTTTCTTTGTATAATGAAGTATATCAGACAAAGATACAATGACTATCAAGCACGAAATCAAATCACAACTTGCTAAACTACTTGCTACTGAAGATCTAGTTGTAGAGCACAAGAAAGTCGAGACAGCACAGTTTAATGTGCAGTCAAGAGTGTTGACCTTACCTATGTGGGAGAACACAACTGATGATGTAATTGACATGTTGGTTAGTCATGAAGTTGGACATGCACTTTATACACCAGATAGAGAGTGGTGGAAAGAATACAAGATGAATCCTTCTATCGTGAATATTGTTGAGGATGCTCGCATTGAGAAGTTAATGAAGAGACGTTATGAAGGTATCGCAAAAACATTTTACAAAGGATATACAGAACTACACAAGAAAGATTTCTTCCAAGTTAAGCAAAAAGATATCTCTGAGATGAATCTTCTTGACAGAATCAACCTTCAGTTCAAGATTGGAACACACTACAATATTCCTTTCTCAACAGATGAAATGTTCTATGTTAATAAAGTTTCTTTATGTGAGACATTTGATGAAGTATTAAAAGTATCAAAACAAATATT